GCAAGGGGTTTGGTAACGAAAATGACCCATCTTATACATTAGATACAATATCTCAGCATGGCGTAATGACATCCGATCTTGTTTTAAGAAGACTAACTCCGCTTGAGTGTGAAAGACTAATGGGGTTTCCAGATAACCATACTAAATATGGTGATGACGATAAAATTATTGCAGACACTAACAGATATAAGATGTGTGGCAATGCAGTAGCATCACCAGTTGCTAAATGGATTGGAGAAAAAATTAAAAATGTTTAAACGGAGATATTGTTTTTTTTGTGATAAACTATCTTATAAAACAGAAGATTTAAAAAAGGATTTGTAATGGCAGATATTATTGTAAATAAAGACATCATTACTGCGATGATGGGAGATAAGGCAGATGAATTTTTAGAGTGTTTGCGTATTGTTGAAGATATTGTACAAAATCCAGAACATTATGTTGGTATGCAAGCAATTAAAGCAGCAAATCTATTGGCAGGCTATAGGACATTAATGATTGTAAAATCGCAAATTTTTAAGCGCAAATCTGCTGTTATGAATGATCAAGATAAGTTTGTAAACGATATTTGGAAAACTATGTATGAAGCATTAACTGAAAATATAAACGCTCTAAAATTAGCCGCAAAGGGGGCTATGCAATGAAATCTTTAAAAACATTACGAAAGCCAATTGTAAAAGAATTAGTTGTAGAGAAATTAACAATTAATCAATTAGAAAACACTTTAAACCAATCTATTGACGATAGTTTATTAAAAAGAAATAAAATAGAATTTAAAAAAGTTAATGGGTTTCATCCTAGTTATACTAATCAATGTTCTCGTTATTGGTATTATATGTTTGATGGGGTTTCAATTACTCCGGATTTTCAAGCCCAAACTCTTAGGATTTTTGATAATGGACATGCAGTTCATACAAGATTTTATGATTATTTTAAAGAAATGGGAATTTTGGTCGCAGAAGAAGTTCCTGTAAATTATGTATCTCCGCCAATTGAAGGAACTGCTGACGGGATTATTAACTGGCACGGAGATAAATTAATTGAATTAAAATCAATAAGTTCAGAAGGCTTTCATTATAGAAAGCTTTACAAAAAACCAAAAGATGAACACTACCGTCAGGCTCAAATATATATGCAATGTCTTAATCTAGATGGCGGTTTTGTAATTTATGAATGTAAAAATAATCAAGAAATTTTACCAATATATATAGAAAAAGATCAAGATTTTATAGATAAATTATTTAAAAAATATATAGAAATTTATGGGAACTATCTTAATGGTAGTATCCCTGACAGACCCTACAAAAGAACATCTAAAAATTGTTCTTCTTGTAATTTGTCTGCACTGTGTTGGGGAGAAGGTGTTGAGAAATGATAAACAAAAGAAACAAATATGCAAAAATTTAAGTTGTAAAAATAAATTTATTCCTAAATCTTACAACAGCATATATTGTTCTGCTACATGTAGAAAGTTAGTTACTAATAAAAAATTATTAGAAAAATATTACGAAAAAAAACGTAATAAAAATAAAGTAAGAGTTTGCAAAACAAAAACATGTACAACAATATTATCTAAATATAATAAAGAAGACATATGTGAAAAATGTAAACAAGAAAGATACATAAAAAGATTAGTTGGCTGGGGTTGGGATGAAAAAAAACTTAGAGATGAGATGAAATGAATTTAAAAAACATCGTTAATCAAGATAAAATTATTTTATCAATTGATCCATCTTCTCATTCTCTTGGTTGGGCAGTAATTGAATCTACAAAAAAATGTAAATTAATTGATTGTGGTAAAATACAATTTACAAAAAATAGTGATATTGCAGTAAAATTTAATGAAATTAACAATGGGATTAAACAAATTTGTAAACAATACCACCCTACGGTTTGTGTTATTGAGCAATCTGTGTACATTCAAAATTTTCAAACAAGCCGCATCATTTCATATATTATTGGTTATACATGGGGCGTAGTGCAAAATTATTGTTTTAAAGTTTTAGATATTAATCCAATAATTTGGAAAAGAAATATTGGATATCAAAATCTTTCTAAACAAGATAAATTAATTTTTGATACAGAAATTAAAAGAAAAAAAGAAAGAAAAAATAGGGTGAGAAACATTGTTACAAAATTTTTTAAAATTTCTAAAAATAATTTAGAAGATGATGACATTGTTGACGCAATTGGTATTGGATTATGGTACCATTTAATAGGAGTTGAAGATGGCCCTAGAACCATATAAAGACAAAAGTTGGTTGTATGAGCACTATGTTAAAAAACGCATGAATTTAACTGATATAGTTAAACTTTTAAAACAAACTTATAATATTGAGATTAGCCCTCAAGGATTGTATAACTGGTGTAGCAAATATGATTTGCTTAAATTTAGAGGTAAGGGTCGCAATTTGTCATCTACATCAAAAAAGCCTAAGTCCCCGATGCAGCAAAAAGCTGATCAGATGAAAAGGGATAGAAGAAAGATGATACAGTTAAAAAAGAAAAGTTTGGGGTTGTAAATGCAAAGACAAGTTGCTTTAAACGATTTAGGAATTTTTGCCGAACTTGATATGGTTTACAATAGCGCAAGGCTGATAGAGGCAAATCAAAATAAAACAAAATATAAATGTTTGGGGTCCGGTCATTGCTGCACGATTGGATTGACAATACACATGACAGAATGTGCCAACATTGCCTACAACATTACTAGACAATTTTATTTGTATTTAGAAGACAAGGGTAAAGAATATGCTGATGAATGGTATAATTCTGTTGTTGCTTCTTTAAAGGAAGCAATGAATGATCCAACATGGGAGTTTGGCGGTAAAACAGAACGAAAATGCGCTTTTTATAAAAATGGGTGCACAATTTATTCATACAGACCAATGGTATGTAGAAGTTATGGCGCTTTTGTTGGGGTAGATGACGCTTGCCCAAGAGAAAGAAATATTTATGGCAATGTTGATTTCTTTTCTGGAGAGCCGGTTGTAAAAATGATAACAAACTTCCAATCCATTTTAAGCAAATTTAGTAAAAACAAAGACCCTAATTACGATGTAGTTGTGTATATGCCATTAGGAGTGCTTAGCTACCTCCTGTCTAAAGAAGAAATGGAAGAGTTGGCTGCAAATACAGATGAAAAAATGTGGAAAGCTGTTGAGGGGTGGTTTAATTATCGCGTTGAGTACACCAAAATTCATGGCTTACCGCTACCCAGACTAAGGCAGGCTGCTGACGCAGCCAATAAAAAAATAGCCTTCACTGTTGAAGAGTGAAGTGTAAAGTATTTTAACTATACTTGTAATGTGATAAAATATACTAAGAGATATTATATTTAATTATGTCAGATTTAGAGCAAGTAAAGAAAAAAAGCTTAATTAACAAAATTCAAGATGTAGAAAAAGTCGGTGTCTTGCATGTAAAAGGCTATTCAATTAGAGAAATTTCATCTTTGATGTCTCTTACTCCTAATGAAGTAAAAGATTATATACAAGAATATAAATTGATTTTAAATCAAATGATTGATGAAGATCCGTATTTTTTAGAAAAAGTTCAGTATAATACAATAAAAGCTTTGACTGAATTTGATGAATTAAGTAAAGAAGCATGGGAAACAATTAATATTGCAACAGACAACGGTATGGTTGCAGCCAGAATTCAAGCAATTAAACTTGCTGGGGAAATTGCTACAAAAAAAGCTCAACTTCATAAATTAATGGGCGGGAATCAAACTGACGGAGAATACATCGCTAGAATGCAAAAAGCAGAAAATGTAAATCAAATTTTATCAAAAATATTAAGAGATGTAATTTCAAAACATCCAGCAATTGCTGAAGAAGTTAGAAAAGAATTAGAAATTGCATTTGAAATTATGACAGGTAAACAAATGGATATTGTTCAAGAGGGCTCATAATTTGAGAACTGCTTTTTTGACATTAAAGGGCCGACTTGGCCAGAATTTGAGACCGTGTTATTGCTATGACTGGCGTAAAATCGGCCAGAATTTGAGAACGATATTTTTGCGGTGACAGGGGGGATTTAAACAATGTCTGACTTCGTTGGCATCAACCTTGAATTTAATGATTTTGATAGATTGTTGAGACAAGATGAACTTATGGAAAATCCTGTAGATATTCCTACTTTTGTTGAAAATAAACATTATTTAGGTTTGCCTCCTCTCTCCAGTATTCAACTTGAAATAGTAAAGCATAGCACCCAAATTTTCAAAAAAACAACCTTACAAAAAATTTTTGGTGAAAAAGAAGGCGCTGATTATTATGATAAATATACAGACAACGAAGTTATTTGTATGCTTGGCAAAGGCTCCGGCAAAGATCATTGTGCTCGTATATCAATGGCATATACTGTTTATTTATTACATTGTTTAAGAGACCCCCTGGGTTATTTTGGTAAAGCTCATGGTGTTTATATAGACCTATTAAATCTTGCCGTAAATGCGCAGCAAGCTCAAAGGGTATTTTTTGAACCATTAAAAAATTTATTGCTTGGCTCTCCTTATTTTAATAATGTTGGGTTTGAACCTAGAGTATCAGAAATATTTTTCTTTTCTAGACCAGTAAGACTATTTTCTGGTCACTCTGAAAGTGAAGGTTGGGAAGGTTATGAAGTATTATCAGTGATATTGGATGAAATATCAGCATTTAAAACAGATAGTGAATTAAAAGGCGATTTAAGATCAAAAGGCTCTGCTTCTGCAATATATAATATGAGTAAATTATCTGTTATGTCTCGTTTTCCGGACATTGGAAAAGTTATTTTATTATCATTTCCTAGATACAAGGGAGACTTTATTCAACAAAGATATTTTAATTCTAGAGATAAAAAAGAACCAAAAACTTGGTCAATAAAAGCAGCAACGTGGGAAGTAAATCCTACAATTAAAAGAGAACAATTAGAGTCAGAATATATTAGAAATCCAATTGAAGCCGCGTCTAGATTTGAATGTGAACCTCCAACTATGGAAGATGCTTATTTTAGAGATGAAGATAAAGTAAGAAAAGCATTTATGTATGCTGATGATCCAATTGATGATGAAGGGCGATTTCATAAATGGTTTAATAATACAGATAATCATAGGCGTTTTATTCATGTGGATTTAGGATTTAAACGAGATAGAACAGCGTTATGTATGGCTCATTGTTCTGGTTTTAAAGAAATTAAAACATCTGTCGGCGTAGAAAATCTCCCAATAATTAATGTTGATTTAATACATTCTTGGAAAGCGGCTCCCGGTGAAGAAATTAATTTTGCTTCAGTTAGACAATTGATTGTTGATCTTTGCAGAAAATTTGATGTTGTTAAAGTAACATTTGATAGATGGCAATCTATAGAGATGATTCAAAGTTTAAGATCTTTGGGAATTAATGCTGATTTTCATAGTGTTAAAAAAACTGATTATGATACATTAATGACTTCGATCTATGATACTCGCTTAAGAGGTTATTGGAATGAAACCTTAGTAGAAGAAGAATTATTAAAATTAAGATTGTTTTCTAATAATAGAATTGATCACCCAAGTTCTGGTTCTAAAGATTTAGCAGATGCATTGGCTGGATCTGTTTTTAATGCGGTAGAAAACATGTCAATAGAAACAGAGGTTGAAATTGAAATATGGGGCGATAATACACCAATTGATGATGATATTCATGAAATGAAATCTGTGTCAAAATACGATTATAATTTGAGACAATTTACGCCGGGATATTCACAAACAAATGTAGGATTGGAAGAGGAGGGATTATGGATGCAGAACTTGTAAAAGATATCAATGCAGTTGATGCCAATGTTATTGTTAAAAAACTGTTAGAAAAGATATCTGAACTTACATTTCAAAATGCAGTTTTGGCAGCTCAATTAGAAAAATGTTTGTCAGCTTCTTTAAATAATTAAAAAAAAATTTATTAAAAAGGTTGTTGGCTACCAATTTTGTTGCTAGTGTTCTTAACCAAGCCAGAAGGCTTAATAACAAAACTAACTATAGGAGAACAAAATGCAAATCAAAGAAGCAAGTAATTTCCCAGTAATTTCACGGTCAGGCAGAGTGTCTGAAGAATTGAAAAATATTATTGATACATTGCTGCTGTCAAGCAAAAATGGAAAGCCATATTCAATTAACAACATTGAGTTTGGTAAAAAATACAATTCAATGCAACAAAGAATTCGGGCACAAGCCAAGAGGCTGAATTTGAATGTGCAAATTCATTTTGACAAGACAAACTCAACTTTGTATTTCAGAGTTGTAAATTCTTCAAAAATTGAGAATGCCAAAAACGCAAATAAAAATAATGCCCAGACCAAGAGAACTGTAACTGCCGGTAAGAAATAATCATATATTACTTAAACATAACAACGGGCTGGAGCAATCCAGCCCGTTTTTATGTAGTATAATAAACACTATGACAGATAAAAATACACAAATCCCAATAGAAATTACTCAAGAAGAATTTAGTAAATGGAATATTTTATTTGCGATACCTTGTTATGATCGCTTAATAAGTGAACCAACTATGATGTCGCTTATTAAAACAATTATGTATTTTAGAAATCGTAACATTAAATTTGCAGTATCAACAATTACTGATTCATTAATTAGTAGGGCAAGAAATAATATGGCTGCAAAATTTCTTGCACAAGAACAATTGACTCATCTTATGTTTATTGATGCAGACATTGGATTTGAGCCAGAAGATATTATTAAACTATTGTGGCATAAACAAGAAGTTATGACTGCCGCCTATCCAATTAAATCTATTAATTGGGATTTAGTCGCAGAAAGTGTTAAGAGTGGGGTTAAATCTGAAGATTTACTTGAACATAGTGTTAGATGGGTAGTAAATCCAATAAAAGACAAAACAACTCATACCGTTAATATTAAAAATGGAGCATTAGAAATATTTGATGCCGGCACTGGGTTTATGCTTATTTCTAGAAACGCATTCCTTAAAATGATAGAAGAATATCCTCATTTAAAATATAACGATGACACTAGTTCTTTAAGTAAAGAAGAACAGCAATGGACATATGCGTTTTTTAATTCTTACATTGATACTCATCTAAAAAGATTTTTATCTGAAGATTATGGGTTCTGTAGATATTGGCAAGACATAGGCGGCTCAGTTTGGGTTGATCCTTCAATTAGATTAAGACATATTGGGAGAATGGAATTTGAGGGGTCTATGGTAACTTATTTGGATAAAATATCTACATATGTTGACAAATCTAAAACTGATTAGAAAATTAGAAAATGTGTATACAATGTGTATGGTTGAAAAACGCATACTCAATTTTATAGAAAAAAACATTAATATACGGGTAGTTCCTATATTGTTCTATTTATTATAGTCATTGTATGTGCTGCCAACATATACTAAATTTTTTACTATATTAAGTTCATAACCGTCCCCGCAAATATAGCCTTTATTAAAAACTTTAATATCACACTATGCGGCCGGGTTTAATATAGCCTATATTAAAGCTTTTAGTATAGCCCAATTAGCTGTCCCATTAATGCCCCGATCAATCTTCCCCATCAAAAAATATGTTTTATCTCAATTTGACATAGCAATTCCTGTGTGATAGTCTTTATCAAATGGGCGATTTCTAACTTTATTTCGTTCGCCTATTAAATAATATAATAAAAAAAATAATAAACGCAAAGAGAAAGGGCTTTGTAGTGTCATTAATATCAGATAATAAACAATATAAAGATGAGTTCTCTGATAAAGAAAATAAACTCATCAACCTAGAAATTGTTGATAACAACATAAATTATGGTAGTGTAGTTAAATTCAAATACTATCACAATACTTACGAAACAATTATGTGTGTTATTACAGACAAAGATTATGAATTTGATGCAGCAGAACTATTGTCTATAATGCGACAAATAGAATTACAAGAACAAGGAATAGAAATAGTTTATCCTGATGGTTCTGATTATTCTAAACGAGTATTCGGTCCAAAAAGAAAACAACGCGCAAAAGTAATAAATAGTAGTTCGCATATACATCCATCTCACCTATTAAAATAACAAAGGGACAATTATGACAAAAATTAATCTTAAAGATATTGAACACAAATTACTAAAATCTGACAAAGTAATTGTTAATTGTAATAATCATATTCCATCAAATGGAACAAGTAAAAAAGTAAATCTCAATGATATACATAACTTGTTGCGTTCTAAAAAAGAAATTATTCATACAAAATTTGATGTTTCTCTTGAAACATATAATACAACAGAAGAAATAGAGTTTATGAAATCTTTGTTGAGAATAAAAGCATTTCGTAAAAGCCGCAATAATAAATTGTTTGATTTAGCAGAACAAAATTTGTTCAAACATTTACCTCAATACGAACAAATTACATTAGTTGTTTCTTTGTTAGAAGCAGATATTGTTGTTGTTATTGACGGTTATACAGAAAATCCTACAAGAGAAAACATTGATCAACTTAAAGAATTAATTGTTAAATACAAAAACAATTATGATCAACAACAAAAAATAATTAAACACAATATTGCTACTAAATTAATTTCAATAAGGTAAATAAATGGACAATTACACAAGACATTTGTTATTAAATGAACTTGATAAATTATCAAGTCAAGTTAAAATTCCAATGTTAAGAAGTAAAGATTACAATTGGATATTAAGAAATTTAATGATTAATAACGAAGATAATAAAACAACAAAAAAAATAATACAAATATGTCAACTACTTAAAAAGGGAGAAAAAGATGAATATGAAAATTGATCCACTTACAGGCAGCAATTATGATAATGAGAAAAAAATCTATACTCATTATCACAAATTAAATGATGAACAAGCAACATATGTTATGTCTAAGTTAACATATAAAGAAAGAGATGCCGCGTTTCATATTATCATTCGCAATCGAAATAAGTAAAAGATACTACATATGGCTATATGTATTTATTGTTCATCTGACTATATAGATGAAAGAAAAGAAGCTGGCTACGATTATTGTTTAAATGATCAATGCCAAAAAATAGGAATTGATCTTATGCAAAGAGAATTCCGAAAAGAATACACCCCGGCATTATTACACAAATGTAATTATTTCTGGGTTAAGAAATCAGAACTAAAAACATTAAATGTCCGAGCAGATTTATTAGAACAAAAGGATTAATTATATGTCATTTGAAAATAATAGAAACAATTACGAAAAAATAGAACCATTTGATTGGAATTTAGATTTAGATATGAATTTAGATTTTGCAATGTGGGAAAACGAATTAGGAGCGTTAGATGAAGTAAATATTAATAAAACTCTAAATGGTTATTTAAAAAGCAAAAAACAAAAGAAAAACAAAGACAAATAAAGGGATTATGGACACTTTAACTAAATTTAAATCTACAGATGATGGTGAATATATCATTCATTTAGAAAGAATGTGGCTAATTGCCAATGATAAAGAAAATGATGGATTTACACCAAGACCTGTTCCAAATAAATATTTTAAATATGTTTATATTGGTTCAATTAGAGATTATTTGAAAACAGATTACAATATTCTTGATGTTAATAATAAACTTATTCAATCATTAAAGTTATCAAGAAAACATAAATATGCTATTCAATTAACTTATCCATATTTAGGTAGTGATGATAACAAATTAAGAAAAGAAGTAATTTCTCTTTATCTTGTTAACAATAAAGATGAAGTTTCTCATTACAAAAGAATTTGGGAAGAGTTGTAAAATTAATAACGAAAGGTATAATAATGACTATTTCTACAAATTTATTGCGTGTAATGTATTTTCATACACCTAAAAATCTAATTGATGAAGATAAATATCTTCGTCAAGATGGAAGTTTAGCAGTTAATGTTAAATGGCATTATCCACATTTAAATCAAAA